GTCAACATAGTTTTTAGTAGCACCATCTTGGTTAGCTGTTGGATCACCTAGTCCAGTTATCTTGCTAGTACCCATCGCAATTGCACCAGACATAGTGCCACCTGATAAGTTTAACTTAGTAGCATCTTGTGCATCTACATAACCTTTACGAGATAACTCATCGTTTGTTGTAGGGTTAGCTGTAGATGTTACAGCATTAGTACCCATTACAATGTCACCTGTTAGTGTTCCACCTGCAAGGGGTAGCTTAGTAGCTATAGAGTTAGTAATAGTAGTTGAGAAGTTTGCATCGTCGTTGATTGCCGCAGCTAACTCGTTAAGAGTGTTTAGGGCATCAGGAGATGAGTCAACTAAAGCAGATACCTCGGTGTCTACATAGCCCTTAGTAGCGGCATCTGTTGAAGCACTTGGAGCACCTAAACCTGTTACTTTACTACCGCCCATAGCAATAGCACCTGACATAGTTCCACCAGACAGGTTAAGCTTTAGTGCATCTGCAGTATCTACATAGTTCTTTGTAGCCGCATCTTGAGCACTGGTTGGATCGGTAACATTAGCAATAGTTGTACCTGTAACATCTAGTGTTCCGTTTACAGTTACATTATTAAATGTTGATAAACCTGATCCTGCAGTTACATTACCTGTTACATTACCTGTAAGATTACCAGTAACGTTACCTGTGATATTACCTGTTACGTTACCTGTAAGTGGGCCTACAAGACTTGAGCCTGTAATAGTTGTACCTGTGATTGCGGCTGTAGCAGAAGCACCAATAATAGTACCATCAATATTACCTCCGTTTATATCTACAGTAGCTAGTGTAGCCTGACCAGAAGTAGACACTGTAGTAAAACTACCAGCAACGGCTGTTGATGCACCTATAACTGTATTATCTATGTTACCTGCGTTAATGTCTACAGTAGCTAGTGTGGCTGTACCAGTAGATGTTAAGTCTGTTACTGTAGCTGGTGCGGCAGATGAAGCACCTATGGTTGTACCATCAATAGCACCTGCATTAATATCTACAGTAGCCAGAGTAGCAGTTCCTGTAGAACTTAGTGTAGTAAATGAACCAGCACCTGCAGCTGTACCACCTATGGTTACATTATCTATTGCACCAGAGTTAATATCTACAGAAGTAATAACACCTGTAGTTATATTAGCTGTACTTAGAGTAGTTGTTCCAGTAACACCTAGTGTACTTCCTATAGTAAATGTACCTGCAACTGCACCATTAATATCTACATCAAGTGTATCTATGTGTGCCGTACCATCTAAGTATAAATCTTTAAACTCTAAACCAGAAGTACCTAAGTCTATATCATTAGTTATTACAGGTATAATAGCACCATCAGAGAATCTTAACTGTTCTACTGCGGCATTAGATACTTCAACAAACACACCAATTTGATTAGTGCTTGTGTTTATAGAAACCTTGTTTAATGCATCAACGTCACCGATAAGTGGAATGTATCCACCTTCTCCTATTGAGCCATCATGTTTGTGTCCACTTGACACTGCAAATGCATCACGGAGTTTGTTATACTCGGCGTTGATAGGTGCTGCACGAAGTGTAGCTGTTGGTATTATGTCTGCTGAAGACTGTCTTACATAACCTGCCAAAGTATTATCTCCTGTCGGCTTTCTCATACGTTAAGGCTAACGCCTGTATAGTATGACTTGCATTTGTATTGTTTGTAACGTAGCTTATTGAAACAGAGTTACCTGATCCCGATATATTTGTAAGTGTTTTAGGCGATGGGTTACCATCATATATACCACCTGCTCCATATATAGCTGTACCATAAACGGAAGCTGCACCCTCTGTAGTAAAATCATAGTTGGTAGGGTTGCTTGTACCTGTATCGTCGTAGTCATAAGATACACCAACAAAAACTTCTGTATCACCTTCTGATTTTAAGTATGTATTTACTTTATGTATTACCTTACGTATCTCTGGATCTTCCATATAATAGTAGGGCGTTTGATAAAGACTAAAAATAGAGTTGCCACCAAAGCTATTACCTTGTTCTTGTCTGTATACTTTACCAGAACCATCACCATGTATAACGTGTTCAAATTGTCCTATATAACCACTGTCTACACAGTTTGCTTCTATACCTGTAAGCTGACTATATTCGAAGATACTTTGTTTATTTTGACTCTTACGTATACCACCTATTAAGGATAAAGATGAATCATTTTTAAAGAAAAATCTAAACTGTGACTTTTTCCTAAGTACTACAATAGCTATATCTTCTATTTGTTCTGAGAGATAGTAGTTATCAAATATAGACTGTATCTCTTTAGAGACTGTAGCAAGTTCAACATCACCGATTTTATCTGTACCAGAGACAGGACGTATACCATCAGGTCCTAAGAATAATAAGTCACCACCAAACTCTACCACAGAATCGGGTGCTAGGCAACCCATATTTGATGTAACATTCTCTAAAACAAAGTTAGCTGCATTGTTACCTGTCAATCTTTTAATATCATTAGCACCAAATATATACAGTTGATTACGGAACTTTTTAATAGCTGTTATAGTGTAACCTACATTAATAACGCCAGCCCCGTTAGCAGGACTAAAATCAGAATAGTTTAGAGGAGCACTAAAATAAAGATTAAAAGGCTCAGTAGAGTCCCCACATAAGAAAGCATGGGATGCAAACTCTTCAGAATACTTAGGATTGTCAGGAGCTTGTGCATGTGTTATCTGTGAATATGCAGTGCCATTATATGCAGCTGCAGGGTTTACTCCATCTGTAAGCAGTAATACTTCACCTGACCAGTTAAAGCTAGTAAATCTTATCCTACTAACATTAGTCATATCAGGATTACCAGCTTCGGGTATAGCTACCCAAGACGAGTTAGAGTTTTGCCACTTGTATAAGTAGTCATGCCCTGATGTAGGTTTTCTACATGCAAATATTCCATCGTCTAAGTTACCATTTACTGCTACACCTAGTACAGCACCTGTACCAGGAACTGTTCCGTAGTCATTAGAGTAACCACTAATACGACGATACCCACCCGATAGTGCAGGTTCATAGTTTATCATACGTATAGCACTACCTGATAGGTTTGAAGCTTGGGTCAAGGGATCAACATTAGTGATCAACCCTCCAGCACAAACTGACAGGTATGTATTTAGTTTATCTACCATCTAGACATCATTCTTATAGAAAGAGTTACCCATTCTGTTTATTACAGTAGACCTTAGATAGTCTTTAGTATCTACTAATAGTCTACGCATAGTCTTTATACCTTTTTTAAACTTATCTGCGTGTAACTGTGCAGACTGTTCATTAGATCTAAAGTGCATTAAGTACATCATAGCACCATCAAGTACTACATGTCTAAATCTATCTGGTATAATACAAACGTCACTACTTAAGCTTAAATCTGCAGGGAACTTCCAGTAGCTATACTCTATAACATAGGCTGCATCAGGAGGAGGTGTAACTCCAAACTTAGTGCTTTGTGTTTTATATACAGTAGTAGGTTTACCATGACCACTTACACCAGCTACATCATCTATGCTTCTCTTTTCTGATACATAGCTTTCGTAAGAAATACTAGGTAAGTGTGTTGGCTGAGCAGACTGTGCACTTGTTAGATAAAAAGTTTCCCAATCAGCTTTTGAATAATCAGCAGGGAATTCATACGTGCTAGTACCAGAAGCTAGTGTGTGTTCATATGTTACTAAAGTGAAAGGCCACTCTTGTGCATCTTGTAATATTTCACGTATGGAAGAATTAACAGCATCCTTAGCTAGAGACTGAACGTTTTTAGTTGTAGAAAAATCAGATTCACCAATCTCAACTTCGTTAAGACGACGAAGTAATTCGTTCACTAGGTTTATATAAGTCGCCATATTAATTCCTACAGGAGTTTAAATGTGTATAAAGGGGCCAGTACAAAACCAGCCCCAATATTAAGTTTTATTACGCAGCGTTGTAGTGTGCTGTGACTAATGCTTCTGGGCGAAGAATCTTGCGCCCGTAAAGATGCATACCGCGAACGATGTCAGCGAATGAATCTGGGTCACGATAGTTCTCAACCTTGTTGATCTGCTCAGCAGATGCAACAGCATCGTCTTGTCCAGCTACGATAACACCAAAGTTTACGTCTTGTGCTAGTGCACCAGAAGTTCCAGCACCTGTACCCTTAGCAGGTAAAGAGTTGGATTGGTAAATACGGAAGCCGTGTAGGTTGTTTAAGACCAAGCCGTTTTGTAGACCTGCTCCACCGAAGTCAGCATTCAACATGCGTGAATCTTCGTCTTTGAGCATCTCAATAAATACCGGGTCTAGGACCAGCCATCTACCTCTTGAATCAACATTTGCTTGATCCATCTGACGTGCCATACGAGCAACCACTGTCAAAGGTGAAACAGTCGCTGTAGACAACGCTGTTGCGCCTGGAAGACGTGGAGCCAATGGGATTGAATCACCAGCAGCATATGCTGTTGAAGCAGAGTCAGCAGAACCCAATGAACCGAAGTCCGTTGCGTCCAAATGGTTAGCAGTTAAAAATTCACCTGTTAGGCTACCAGCTGTGTCGTGCTGTGCATCACCTGATGTTGCGGTAATAAAAGCACCTGCAGTTGTGTGACCTGACATGTATGATAGAATATCTGCATCCATTGAGTCAGCCATCTTAAATGCTGCGCGGTCAGCAGCTAAGCTAACGTAGTCAACATTTGAGAATTGGTCCTCGATGTCATCCATCTTGAACGCAAAGTAGTTAGCTTTATCAATAGTCAAAGAGAAGTCTTCATCATTCAACTTTTCAACAGAGATAGCTGTGTGACGCTCAAGAGCGTTTACAGTTACATCTGGTTCTTTCTGAATGCGAACAACATCGCCTTGGTTTGCAATCTCACCAAAGTAAGAGTTATTAGTGATTGCGTTAGCTACAGCTGCACGACGAAGTGCGATCTGTGCTTGTTTTGAGTAGATAATCGGGGAAAAGTTTCCGTTAAATCCACCACTTGCGGAAGTAATAGCCATTGTGTAATCTCCTTATAGATATGGCGTGACATTATACGCTTCATACCAACTAAAGAGGCTCTTACTATTAGGGTAGTCAGCTTTGCTTTTGGGATCGCCATCCTTTGAGCGCTGGGCCTTTAGTCCGAGGTAGTTCTTTTTCTTGGATAGAGCTTAGTTATAAGCATGTGCAGTTCAAGTACCACGATTCCAATACCATACTTAATACTTGATACTGCACATGCCCCTAGTTGTATCCATCTTTTAACAGATGTCAACTATTTCTTTGATAAATCGTAAATAAATTTACCTTTACGTTGAGCGTCCATTATTTCTTCTTGACGCTTCTCATATTCTTTAATGCTCATCTTAGCAATTTGTGACTCACGTAAGTAAGATGAACTGTCGTCTGACTCTGGTGCAGCTGAGCGTTTACTCTTTATAGAACTCGCTGCGCCTTTATCAGATGAATTAGCTTTCTTTGTAGAGATACCATTGTCAGCTTTGTACAAGTCAATAACGCGAGATACAGATTTAGCATCATCTACATTCTCGTATAAAGCATCCTGTACCCACTTAGGTTGATTGTCTGCCCATGTGTGGAAAGCATCGTCTTCCCTAATAGATACAAAGTCAGGGTGCATATGCACTAACTCAGCCTCAGCTTTTTCTCGCTTTGCACTAGAGCGTAACTCTTCTATCTCAGCAAGCCTAGCATCTAGAGTAGATGACTTCTTATCAGCTTCTTTTGCTGCAATAGCTTCTACAATACCTGCAACATCTGGGAACTTCTTAGCCCAAGCTTCAATCTCTTCTTCTGACTTAGGAAGTACAAGCTCATTCTTTGTTGCAAGATCCAGTTGTTTCTCTAGCTTGTCAAGCTTAGCAGTAAAGTCTTTCTCTTTATCCTGCATGTGTCGGCGTAGATCACCATACCGTTTCTTGAAGTTTTTCTCTTCACCACTTAACTCAGCATCATCTTCTTGTGCTTCACCTTCGGGTTCTTCTTCTTGTTCGGTACTACTCTCTGTCTGAACTTTGGGTTCGACAGGATCTTCGCTACTGGGTTTCGCCTCAACAGCTTCTTCTGTTTCATCTGTCTCGCCACGTGCTTGCTTTAGCAGTGCCTCTAGTTCTTCTTGATCACGCTTAACACGTGCATCATTTCTTTGATGTGAAGCCGATGTAGTTTTAATCGGCGTAGTTTCTTGTGGCTCTTGTATCATGTTGTACTCCTTATGATGGGGCCAGCCTAAGCTGGGTAGCCTTATTGTTATATGAAGTTTTTGTAGTTACTTCTTCTTCTTGGTTTTCTTCTTGGAAGCTAAACCACCTTCTTTAAAACCTGTTACAGGTCTTCCTCTAGCTATGTCTGACATTTTCTGAGATGCTTTTCTACCTTCAGATCTGATTGTACTTATATCAGAAGCTGAAGCACCTCTTCGTTTTGCATTAGCAGCAACCGTGTTAGTTGCAATCATAGATGATTTATACTGGTCTCTACCTCGTTGAGCGGCTGCCTGTGCTTCTTCTGCACGTTTAGCCTCAGCTGCTTGAGCAGCAGTAATTGCTGCAGCTTCTTCTTCAGCCTTACGTTTATCTCTAAGGTCTCGGAATTGTTGAGATGTAATTGGGTCTCCATACGGGTTATCATATAGAAGAGATGTAGTTATATTGTTAGGATCTGTTTCATCTACTATAGGTTTTGATACAAAAGCCTCCTTAACTTCTGGAGCTATTGGCTCTGCTGCATATACTTCTGGTTCTTTAACCTTCTCTAAAGCATCTCCATATGTAAGTGTTGGAGTGAAGTCTTTATCTTCTTGATCTGCATAAGACTCACTAGCTCCAAAGCTTCCTGTCTTTAAAAACTCCAAGAAGTCTCCATCATTTGCTGAGCCTTGTGTAGATGCAAACTCACTACCTTCTTCCAAAGATATATCAGCTATCTTTACAAACACTTCTCTATCTACTGGGTCTCCATAACCAAGTTCAGTTGCTATAATAGTATCTTGGCCTAGGTTATTATCTTCACCTTCACCTGTGTATCTTCTACCTAAGACAGGTGCACCATCACTACCTTTTACATCCATCTCATACCACTCAAAGCCATCACCAGCATACACACCGTTCCTAGTAACCTGACCATAAGATTCAAACTTTGTTTGTTCTCTAGTTACAGGGTCTACATATGTAGAAACTTTACCTGTTGTAGGCGCTAGTACTTCTTCCTCTGTTGGTAGCTTTGTTTCTGGTTGATCCATACCCATTATGGCAGGGTCTCCAGAAGAGAGAACGCCTTCAGTAGGTGTTATGTTTGTAGTTATATCACCTTCAAAGTCATATACTTCACCAGCTTCATCATCCATCCGCTTAGCTATCTCTAATGCCTTAGCTTCTTCTTCATTCTCTGGGAAGAACTCCTCTTTTAGTGCACCATATACACGTGTGATTAGGCCAGGTTTACCTTTCTTGGATGCTTCTAATAATCCTTCAAGAACAGATTTTTCTGCTGTAGGTGTTTCTTTTGCTGCAATCCTACGTTCTATCTCTTTCTCTAAGCTTCTAGCACTATGCATCATAGCACCCTTAACAAATAGACCTAGTACAGGATTAATAGCACCTGCACCAAATGCTATTGCTGTAGACTTAGCAGACGATTGATCATCTAACATCTTAGCAATTTCGTCTGTGGTAAGCGTCTTATAGTTAATAGCCTTAGGTGCTGGCATCGGTCTACTGTCTCTACTTCTACCAGTAGGTGTTACAACCTGTGGTTCTGGTTGCGCTGCAGTAGTAGCAGTAGTTGTAGTATCTGCAGTAGTTTCCTCTTGTAGTGTATATCCAGGAGGTATAGACGTTTGAGGTTCACCATTAATAAATGTAATGTATATAGTGTGTCCAGATTCACTAACATATGTACGAACTTCTACACTAGGTGCACTACCTACCGATCCGTTACCTGCACTGATACCTTCGCTACCTAAGCCCAGCGCACCCATAGTTTCGTAACCTTCGTCACCTGGAGATAGAGCATAACCACCCTCAGCCATTGCCATAGGTTCGCCATCATCTTCTACTTCTAGTTCTGATATATCAAACATCATACCATCAAGTTCATCTACAGGCTCACCACCAATACGTCCGTTTTCAGCCATATCTTGATAACCAAATTTAGCCTTAGCTCGTAAGTTTTCAAAGAACCTAACACCATAGAAGCGTACTACGTCAGAAGGTACGACATATTCACCCTCACTTAGTTGTGCTGGTATATCGTCACGTACCTCTTTTGGGGTAGAACCCATCGGAACTTCATTACCTGACACAGGATCAATACCCTGAGTGTTGTCTGGTACTGTATCTAAATCTACGCTACCACCCAGTGAAAAAGCCATTCTTGTTTGTTCATTCATTATTGTTCCACCTTCTTTGAATCCTTTTACATTTTTAGTAGCTGTTATTATTGAATCTTTTAAAGTAACATTATTTTTGCCAAATACTTTCTCTACAAAAGGCAAATACTCACTTGTAGTTTGAAACCTTTGCCAACCCTTAGATGTTTGCCTTGCACCCTTTTCTCTATCTGCTTTACTTCCTTCGTACACAGAAAAGTGTGCCTTTCCTTTAGGTTTTATTGCGTTCTCTGCCTGTTCAACT